ATTTTGTTATTGACTTGTCTATGTACATCAACAACTTGTAAATCTTTACTCATATAAAAGAGGTTTTCATATCCTCTATCAATTACTTGTTGTATAGCTGCCCAACCAATATTGTTGTTCTCAATAACAAGTAAAGCATTGTTATACTCCATTGATATGTTTACAAGTAAATTACCATAATCTCTTGTAGACATTCTACCTTTGTACTCGGCTACTTGTTCTAAACTCTCAACATCTAATATATGAAATGCAGAATAGTCTGAACTATCACCTCTACTTACGTCAGCACATACTATATAATCTTTTGTATAGTTTGGTGGCTCCCACACCCAAACATTACTATCTATACCTCTTTTTTCTATCGGTTCACTAACTGTGTTATTTTTACATTCTTCAAGAATAACACCATCAACTACAGTTTGACCAGAGGTTATAAAATCACAATCACATTCTTGAGCCGCTAACGATGGGCCTAATAATTTATCTTGTTCATCTCTCCAATCTTGTTCTCTATCTGGATGAACTGTCCAATGTAATCTCATGAAATTAAAGTCATTCAGACCATCTTCAGCATCCATCCAAGTTCTGTGAAACCAATTACCAACACCATTTGGTGTTGAAAGAGCTATACATTGTCCACCAGTTGATAATGTTTGTGAAGCCGCTGCCCATATACCATCAATTTTATCGATAAAAGCTGCCTCATCAAGTATTAGTAATGATAGAGCTTCTGAACGACCACTATCCTCACCACTTGATACAGCTTTTATCTGAGAACCATTTTTGTATCTTAAACTTAATTTATTATCCTCAACACATCGTTGTTTAATCCAACTTGGTAGTGACGCATGCATAACACGAACTTTAGTTACCAAGTTTTTTGCTACTTCTTGTTTTGTAGCGATAACCAAGATATTTTTATCTTGGTGAAAAGTCATCATCCACAATGAATATCCAGCAGTTAATGTTGAGATACCTAACTGACGTGCTTTTAAAATTATATTAAACCTATTAGTAACAAACTCTGATATAGATTTTTCTTGAAATTCATAAAGATTAAATGGTATTTTTCCTTTTATTGGATGTTGTACCACACAATACTTTTTTAAAAAATATACAGGGTCATTAGCACATTTAACATATTCTTTTTTAATGACTTCTTTTAATTGTCCTTTTTGGTTTCTCATATATATAAATATTTACTTTAAAGATTCCTCTATTTTTTCAAGATGTTCTAAAGCTTCGTTAGCTTGTTTTTTTATCTCTTCAAAATTTTGACTCCACTTTTCTTTTTCTATGGAGTGTCCATCTGGATTAACTTGGTTATAAGCTTCCATTGGTTTTTGATTTTTAAACTCAATTAATTCTTGTTTTTTATCTTTAATCCAAGCTAACTTATTTTGTCTTACTTTTTCTTGTTCATACTCATCAAAAGTACCGTCAATAATCATTTTGTTTTCTACATCAATCTGACAGTTTAAACAATGTCCATGTCGATACCACATTTTTTCATCAAGTCTTTTTTTCATGACCTTTTTACAACTTGGACAAAACCAAGGAACTCTAGCTTCTTTCATTACCTCTGAAAGACGGTCTATTTGGTCTCCCTTTAATTCTTTTTTTGTATCAAAACCAACCATAACTCTTTTCTCAGGAGTCTCACCCCTTAAAATAGATTGCATAGCCTTGTTTTGTCTTACTTCTTCTCTACTTCTTGCCATTTGTAACCTCTAAAAGTTTAATAAACCTACGATTTGATTTACAGGTGCAAAAGCACCAGTAAATTTATATGTCTTTCCTTTGTATTTAAAAACAATACCCTCACTTGGAACTATAGATGATAAACCACCTATAGAATTTAATTTATCTAATTGTAATTTTAAAGTGTTTATCTTTTTTATATCTTTACTTTTCTTTACTGTTTTAATAGCTTTAATTACATCTTTTCTTATTTTTTGTACAGCTTTATCTGGTGATGCAGCTAAATAACCACCGATATTTTTTAATATCTCAGCTCCAACATCAAAGAACAATACTTCAAATGGTTTCATATTATCTTTTACATATTTTTTATGGTCTGTTTTATCGAATGATAGAGCCCAATCCAAAAACTTTTCATTATCAATATCTTTTCTCATTTGTTGAACCGAATATGATTTGTCAAAAAATGCCCATCTCTTAGTAAGATTAATTAAAACACTAGTTGGTATTTTATAATTATATTGTTTTCCAGCATTAAAAATAAATTCTTCCCAAAATTTTTGATGATAAAGTGCTAATGTATCATTGTCGTTTAGTGCGTATTGTCCTTTTAATTTATCTAACCTACTGATAAAACCTTGTTTCTTTTTTGAAAAATCTTGAACCACTGGTACTTGTAAAAAATTTGGTTTACCTATTGAGTATTTTTTTTGTACATTTTGATTTACTTGTTTAATCATACCAGCTAACATTCTTGCACTATCTTTTGGTTGACCAATAGCTTTACCACTTTCATTGTATTCTAAAGTACCATGAAAAATTATTTCTGATTTATCATAATCAATTACGTTTACAGACTTTGGATATATAACCTCTAAGTTCATCCACCTCTTACCATTACCAAAAACTTTTTCTTTTTGTTTGTCGGATAACTTTCCAACCGCTTTACTTAGGTCTTTCATAGCAAAAACAAAAGCGTCTCTTATATCACCTCTACCTGCAAATTTAGAAGCTACACCAGCGGTGTCCATAGCAGTCGCTCCAAAATTCTTTAATTGTCCTTTGTTTCTAGCTGTAACCAATTTACCATTTACCCAAGAAACCATTAAGTTTTGTCCATCAAGTTTCTCAGTAACATTGTCCTCACGATTTAATTTACCACCGAGTCCATTAATAATTATCTGCTTTAAATCTGAAAATGTAAGATTTTTGTCGTCAAATGGGTGATTCATGTGTCCATATGCTCCACCCTCAAATAAAAGATTTTCTTTCCACCATTGTTTAGAAAATACTTTTGTTTCTTCTAATTCATTTTTTTTATCTGTCTCTGTATTAGCTGTATTATCATCTCCAACCCCACCAACAACTGGTGTTTCTACCTCAACACCTGTGTATGATTTACCATCTGGTGTTATACCCATCCATTTGACTAATTCATAACCTAGATTCTTTAATATTACATCATTAACGTAAGACTTATATGAATCAATCGGACTATCAACACCAAATCTTGAACCATAATCACCAGATTGTTTGTGTCCATAGGCTACCGCAGGTACTGTATTATAACTTAAAGTATAATCATAATCAGGATTAACAGCGTGTTTTCCTAAAATATAATTTATTACCTCCCAACCTTGTTCATAGTACATATCATCTAACCATTTTTTAGAGTATTTTTTATAGTCTGAAAAACCACGGTGAAATGTAGGTGGGCCATCATCGGTTGGTGATAATGTTGTTGTACTAGATTCTTTAATAATTTTATTTATATCGTTTTTAATTAGAAATTTATCAATAAATTCAAACAATTTTTTAAATTTATTATTCATCATTTGAAAAACACCCTTGTCAAAATATCCAAACGCTTGTTTAAATAATTTTTCTCTGTTTTTTTCAAAATCTGGTGAACCAAGTAATTGCCTCATTACGGTTCCACTCACCTCTTTACCACCGACCTTAACTGATTGATGTGGTGCTGTAAGAATATATCCATGTTCTTTGTAACTTAAAATATTACCTCTATTCTTGTCATAATCTTTAAAATACTTTCCACCAGTTAATCTACCAGCGTCTTTAGCACCAAATATGTAGATAACGGCTGTTGTTTTTTCATCATACTTCTTTAATACATTTTCAGCTTTGTATGGTGATTTTTCTTGAACGATACGATTTTTAGGTATACCCATCTTTACCATGTGACGAACTTTTTCCTTAAAGTTCATTGGGTGTCTTGGTGGTTGTTTGATATTCGATGTAGTTATGTAGGCATCATCTACCCTTGACTTTAACCACTCGTAAGTTTTTTTATGATGAGGGCCAAATGGTTGAAATCTACCACCATAGATACCAACTACCTTTTTAATTTTAGTTCTGTCTTCTTTTATTTTTTCGTAACCACTACCATAAGGAACTGAAGTGTTACCTTTCTTCTTCATCTTCTTTACGAGTTTTCTACTTGGTGATGGGATTGTTCCGTCAAAACTAAAGGTCTCTGTCTTACTTGTATCAGTTTTAAAAAAAGGCCCTCTTCTAAGTGTTTGAAATCTCACAGCTACCTTTTGTCCAAATAATTTTTTAGGTGATAAGATTCTTAGTAATACTGCTTCTTGACGATTATCTACTTTTATTAACTCATACTCTATCTCTTTATACCTTTTACCTTTATGTTTAACATTCTTACCAGTAATAAATTTTTCTACCTTGTTACCTCTAACAGCAAAAGCCTCTTTCATAATCTTTTGTTTTTTAATCCAATTTTTTCCTCTAAAATTCTTGACAGGTTTTTTGATAAATTTACCTATACCTTTTTTAACTAACATCTTAAATTTGTCCGCGGCTTCTTTTTCACCTAGTGTTTTAGAATTATCAACTAATAAGAAATTTGATGCACCAAACATACCTTGATAAGCGGCTTTATTAGATTGAACCTTGTTCCAAGAATCTGAAACTATACTAGGTTTTAATTTTCTCGCTCTTTCCATGTTTCTTTTCTGTGCAACATCTAACTTCGTATGAACAAAAACCATGTAACAATCATATCCAATTTTTTCTAATTCTTCTTTTTGTTTTTTTATCTTACTAAACTTATCACCAGTACCATCAATAATCATTCCCAATCTACCATTCTTATAAAGTTCTTTACGAGCCGCAGTTAGTTCTTT